ATGAATTTAAAGATTGAAAAAGTAAAAGAAAGTCGTATCAACCAAATAGACTTTTCAAAACTGAGTTTTGGTAAAACTTTTGCTGACCATATGTTTATCTGTGAATACAAAGATGGACAGTGGCAAAACCCAACCATCAAACCTTACGCTCCTATTACCCTTGAGCCTTCAGCAAGCGTATTCCACTACGGGCAAGCTGTTTTCGAGGGAATGAAAGCTTATAAAGATGACAACGGACACGTTTTTCTCTTCCGTCCACAAGAAAATTACAAACGTATCAATAAATCCTGCTCACGATTGGCAATGCCTGAGTTTCCTGAAGAATGGTTTGATCAAGCACTTCGCACTCTTGTAGATATTGATAGTGAGTGGATAAAACCAGGATTTGGTAATGCTCTCTATTTGCGTCCGTTTATGATTGCTACTACTGCTGGTGTGCAAGCGGCTCCCGCTAAAAACTACCTCTTTATGATTATTACCGCCCCAGTACAGGCTTATTACAAAGGCGATGTGAAAGTAAAAATAGCCGACTATTACAGCCGTGCGGCTAATGGTGGTTTTGGTTTTGCTAAAGCTGCTGGTAACTATGCAGGTCAGTTTTTCCCTACCCAAGAAGCTGCCAATGAAGGTTATCAACAAGTGATGTGGACAGACGATGCTACACACCAATTCTTAGAAGAAGCAGGTACAATGAACCTATGGTTCCGTTTTGGTGACACCCTTGTTACTTGCCCTACCAGTGAGCGTATTCTCGATGGGGTAACTCGTAAAAGTATCATTGCAGTAGCCGAAAAATTAGGTATCAAAACCGAAATTCGTCCAGTGAAAGTAACCGAACTTATTGAAGCTGCTGAAAAAGGTGAATTGAAAGAAGCATTCGGTTGTGGAACGGCTGCGGTGATTAGCCCTATCTCTGGATTTGGCTATAAAGGCAAGGATTACAGTGTAAATCGTCCTGCTGAATTATATACCGATAAAATCAAACAAGCTATACTTAACATTCAGTATAACAAGGTGGAAGACCCATTTGGATGGAGAGTACAAGTGAAGTAAGAAAAAAATAATTAAAAAAAGTTGTTAAAAAATTTGCAGGTTTCAAAAAAGGTTGTACCTTTGCACCCGTAAAACAAAAACAACAATGGCCTCGTGGCGCAACTGAATAGCGCATCTGATTACGGCTCAGAAGGTTACAGGTTTGAATCCTGTCGAGGTCACTAA